CGGTCACGCCGCCACCGGTCACCGACGGCGAGAGCTGCTACCTCTGCCAGCACTGGGCCGAGCGCTGCACCTTCGGTTACCCCGACCCGCTCGAAGAGGGTCCGACCTTCGCGCGCGATTGCGCCATGTACAGCCCACGATGATCCGACTCCTACTCAGCGCCAGCCTGCTGCTGGCCGCCACCCCCAGCCACGCACGCGAGGTGACCGCCACCGTCTACGACGGCTGGTATCACGGCCGCACCACCTCCTGCGGCACCACCTACCAGCACTGGGGCATCAGCGCCGCCCACCCTTGGCTGGCCTGCGGCACCCGCGTGCGCGTCAGCCACCAGGGCCGCACCCTGACGGTGCCCGTCACCGATCGGTGTGACTGCAGCTCGATCGACCTGTCGGCCGGCGCTGCTCACCGACTCGGTGTGCCGCTCGATGGCATCGCCACCGTTCGCATCTCCCACCCATGACCGACTCTTACCGCGCCCGGCTGGAGCGGCTGATCTCCGATTCCGGCACCTTCCAAGCCGGCCAGCAGGAGGAGCGCCGCCGCTTGCAGCTGCTGATCGACTGCCGCATTGATGAGCTCCGGCTAGCCGGTAGCGTGCCCCACGTCTCGGCCGTGTGCGCCGAGCTGCTCCGAATCCGCCAAGCCCTCGAACCATGCTGAACCGCATCGAACTGGACCAGCGCCGCGCCGACATGATGGATGCCCTCTACGAGCGCAGCGGCCGCACCTGCAATACCTACACCGGGCTGTGGGAAGAGTTCTGCTACGAGGTGGCCGCCAACTTCCGCGACACCGACTACGCCGATCTGCACCGCGACGTGGTGACCGCGATCGGCACCACCGAGTCGGTGCTACCTGAGAAGCACGCGCAGCAGGCGATCGCCGTCTGCCGTCAGCACCTGCTGGGGCGGTGGGCATGAGCGACCAGGTGGACCGGCCTGAGCATTACCGCCAGGGTGAGATCGAGTGCATCGACGCAATTCAGGCCGCACTGACGCCAGAAGAGTTCCGAGGCTACTGCAAGGGCAACGTCCTCAAGTACGTCTGGCGCGAGCGGCACAAGGGGCAAGGCGTCTCACTGGCAAAGGCGCGGTGGTATCTGCAGCGGCTGCTTGCCACACTGGACCCATGAATCCCGTGTTCGCTTTGAGCTGGCTGGAGCGCTGGGCGGTGCGCATCCTGCACCGCAGCCCGCGGATCTCGATGCTGGTGGTGAAGGGTCCAGATGATCCCGATGTGTGCTGGTCGGTGACCCCGCAGGATGCCTGCGCGATCGCTCTGCTTGAGAACATGCTCGGCGTCGATGAACTCGAACCGCCCAGCATGTTGCTCGAGCGGCTTTACCACCTCCCGTCCTACGGCGAGGACGAATGATCTCGCTGCATGGGGGCCGGCTGCTGCTGCATTGCGACCAGGCGCATCGCACCTGGTCCTGCACCATCGCCCTCGGTCCCAAGCATCGGGTCACCCACGACACCGGCCGCGTACACCTGCAGCAGGCGCTGCTCGCGGCCCATCAGTATTACCAGCTCGAGCTGAGCAAAGCGCGGCGCGTCGGTGACGCTCCGATCTGTTGGGACTGCATCCACTGGGAGCCACAACGATCAGCCTGCTCACTCGGGTTCCCTGAAGCCCGGCAGACTGGCGGCAGGTTTGCCGCACGCTGCAGCGTGTTCCGGTCGTGTCCGTAGTGCTGTCGAAGGATGAGCCGTTCCCCGGCGTGACGGTCGAGACGCTCGAGCCCGAAGCCGGTGGTGAGCTCTACTACCGCACCTGCAGCCGCGGCGTGTGCCGCTACTCGAGCGACCGCTGGCAAGCTGATCTCTATGCCGAGCAGATGGTGGGTCGGTAGCCGTGGCTGACGAAATACGCGAGCGGATCGTGCTTTCGTCAGAAGCATTCGCTGCCCTGCTGAAGCGACTGGCTGAACCGCCCCGTTACTGCCCCAAGATCGCCAGGGTCATGATGCGCCGGACGCCTTGGGACGAATACTGCGAAGCCAGTCTTGACCTAAGCAATCAAGATGATCTTGGCGAGGCACAGTAGTCATTTCCACTTCTATGGCCAGTGCATATCTGCGTATCCGATACATCCCTCATCTGGTAGCCCTGCACCTGATGTTCGTTGCTCCACCAAGGATTGCCTCAGAGGCTTTGTCCTTCATCGCTGGGCAACTGGAACGGCTTGAGAACAGAATCAGGAAGGCACTCCCCCAGCCTTGGTCTGAAGAATATGTTGAGTTTGCCAAGCTCACCGCTCGGGAAAAGCGTCGGATTGAGGAGCTGGCGAAGGCGCGAGATACAACGAAAGATCGAATCCTGTTTCAGGTCCAAAAGCCTTCGTAGTCACCTTCGCTACGGTGCCGAGCAGATGGTGGGTCGGTAGCCGTGGCTCGCGCGCCTAACCGGCCTCACCGCTGCCGACCCTTCAGCGGCCATAGCCACAGTGGATCTGTGGAGCCGAAAGCGTAGCCGAGAAAAGAGGGCGCTGCGTTTGCGGCAGAGCGCCCCGACTTCCCGCGCAGATGCTAGGGCTGGTTGAGCCACTGCGCGATCGCCCACTCCCGCTCCGGTCGCCAGAAGTGCTGCTGCCGGTACCAGTCGAGCCAGGCCTTGTGACCCTTGCGGCTGTTGCACATGAAGCAGCAGCTGATCAGGTTTTCGCGAACGGTGAGGCCACCCTGCGCCTTCGGTACCACGTGGTCGAGCGTCGGGCTACGGCCGAGCGGATCGCCGCAGTAGGCACACTCATAGTTCCAGGCCAGGTGGATCTGATCGCGGGCTGATCGACGGGTGACCAGGCGGGTCTCGTCAATGTGGTGCCGATCCAGCATCAGCCTCGGGCAGGGGGTATACCGCCACGTCGAGGTCGATCACGTCATCGTCTGACGCGATGAACTCGGCGATCCGGCTGTAGAGGTCGGCTGGGAGCTCGGCTGGATCGGTGTCGGAGCGGATCAGCACCTTGGCGTTGATCTCGACCAGGTGGAGCCGCATGGAGCTGCCGCCGTTGCACGAACGGTAGCGAGGGAAACCAGAGTTACGGACTGTTGCAGGCCGCAAGGTGCGCCGTCGGTGGTGTATAGTTACTTCATCGGGCGCAGAGCCCACCACCCACTCCGACCATGACCCGCACGCTGACCGCCACCTTCCCGACCGGTAAGACCGTCACCCGCACCACCGCCCGCGCTTACACCCACGTCGTAATGGTCACCGACGCGCTGAACACCGTGATCGCCTGGACATCAGACCCCGCGAAGGCCGAGAAGCGAGAGGTTGCCCGCGTCACCCGCTGGAACAACGGGAACGTTCAAGCCTTCATCGCTCCCGTTCAAGCCTGATGCCCCGCACACCTCGGGCCGGCGACCCCGGCCCCTTTCTTCTCCAGGCAATGCTGGAGTGCCGCCAACCCAAGCCCATGACGTACATCCTCGATCTTGGCCTGTGGCACGTCGGGCCGTTCTCGACGCACGTGGCCGCACAGCACTGGGCCGAGAGCCATGGCTGCGACGACTACCGGATGATCCCGCTCGATGATCCGGCCGAGGCGCCGGCCAGGATCGCGCGAATGGCGCGCGAACGGCACAGTGCAGTCGGCTAAGTCACTGATCTGCGGGCAATAATCCGGCTTCGCTACAGCTTCCCAAGCTGTATGTCGAGGGTTCGATTCCCTTCGCCCGCTCCAGTCCTTCTTCCCGATTGTTCACGATTTCAATGCCTTAGCTGGACCCGGCCGGTCTGGACAGCTCACGGCCGTTCGCGCATGATCCCGGCCGTTCGCGCAAATCTGCGCGAATGGTGCGCGAATGGAGAGAGCGATGAAGCGTGAGTGGCAGGCCGACCGGAAGGTGCCAGGGCTCGGCCTGATGATCCTGCCGTCGGGCGTGCGAACCTATTACCTCCGCTACCGCGAGCCGTCGGGCAAGCAGCAGACCCACAAGATCGGCCGGGCCGAAGTGGTCAGCCTGACCATGGCGCGCGACCAGGCAGTGCAGATCTTGGCGGCCGTGGCCAAGGGCGAGGCGCCCACCACCGCGCGCAAGGAACGCCGCCATGCCCCGACCATGGCCGAGCTGCACGTGCGCATGACCCGCGAGCACTACGCCACCCTGCGCCCCGGCACCGCTCGCAACTATGAGCAGATCTGGCGGCTGCACGTCCTGCCGGCGATCGGCAGCAAGCGGGTCGCCGACGTGACCCGCAGCGACGTGATCGCCGTGCTGGCGCTCATCCCCGGCGTGCACCGCAACCGCGTGCTCCAGTGCCTCAAGGCTGCGTTCAACATGGCCGAGGTGTGGGAGCTGTGCCCGGCCGGCGCCAACCCATGCCGCAAGGTGCCGCGCGTC